CGTCTTTATCGCCTATCGCTTCCCATTCATTTAACTTATTGGGATGTTCAATGAACCACTGGTACAGTGATTGCTTGATGTCTTCAACATCTAACTCGAACTTGCGGTGATACTCAGAGGCAACAGAGTCAACGACATAATCCCAACGCTCAATGCGTGCCCACTCAATCATATAATCTTAAACCCTTGGTCTACGTGGATAAACCCAACCATCTTCATCTTGTTATTCTTATTAGCAAACTCAGTGGTAGATGGTAGCCACTTCTCTGCCCACTCTATGTCCTTAATGTCAAGCAAAGCGAATGCCCATATACCTTCGGGTGTGTGGTTAACATACCAAGGTGATAGCCCTAACTTAGCAGACTCTTCAAGCAAGAAGTCATACTTCATCTTCTCAATCAACAACTCAGGGTAATGAGTGCGACGAGATTTTAATTCTATAAATAGTTTAGCGTCTTGTGATACACAGTCGAAGCCATCATATACTTCGGGGGAGTGAATGAGGTCGGGGAACTTCTCTGCCTTCAGCCAGTCGAATAGTTCCTGTTCCTTCAATTACTTATCCCACTTCCCTCGCAATACTAGCAGTCCAATTATACCATAGTTCGCTATGTCCTTGAAGGAATCCTCAAGAGGTTCGTTCTCTGCAGTGATGTTGCCCTGCTTGGTGAGGTTTACAATGCGGGCTATCTTGTCCCACATACGCACGATTAACCCATTGGTTGCACCGTAAGGTGAGTTGCTGATGTTTTTAGGTCCATAGTCCCGGTGCTTCTTGATAAGCAAGTCACCTAGTTCCTGCATTACATCACGTACGTTTAATTCGAACTCTGCCCAGTTAGTATCGGAATGTGAATCGTAACCACTAGGGTCTTTTCTTCTAGGCTGTAACTCTTCACGTTCAGTCCTTGTTCTGCCAAGTGGGTTATAATCTGCCATATCTCTTCACGCTCCGCCTTCTTCATCTGTGTCCTTTGTTAGTAACTTCTCAATGCTGGCATCTAAGTCCTGCATAGCAGACTTAACCACCATATCCTCAACCAGTTCATCAATCATATCGAATCCCATCTCCGCTGCAAACAGCGTGACATAGGTGGACTGAGTGATTAGTTCTATCTGCTCTGGTTCATCTGAATGGTTGTACATAAATCTAAGCAATGACCCCAACAATAATCTAAACCCATTGGGTAGCAAATAGTAAGGGTCGAACTCTTCATCATCATCCAGTGTGTGGTCTATCAATTCAAATGAGTTTTCAAATTGAGTCTCACACTCGTGGCAGTATGATTCAGGTGGTTCGTTAGGGTCAAAGTCGTTCAATCAAAGGTCCAACTTCTCGTGGAAGTATCCCGCTCCCGCTTGTACATACATAGAGTTTACGTCTTCTCCTTCTGGCAGTTGCACGATGGTGACTGGCAACTCTCTTGCAAGACTTCTAGCGAACTCTGTGCCCGGTTGGTCTCCGTCTGCAAAGATGAAGACTCTTTCAAAATCTGCGAGTAATCTTGTGTAGTGTCGCTTCCAGGAGTTAGCACCAGGAACTCCAATACAAGGGATACCAACACAATAAGAGAGAGTAACAGTATCCAGTTCACCTTCGCACACCCCTATGAAATCTCCTGCTTGTTCTATGTCAAGCACATTATACATTCTAGTTTCAGCACCAGTCATACCCATATACTTAGGTTCGACTGCGGGGTTAAGGCTTCTGAATCGTAAGTCTACTACACCTGTCTTAGTAATGTAGGGTATAGATAATCTACCAGCGTATTGTTCGTGACCAACCTCAGGTTCCGAGACTACGCCTAATGACGCCAGACGTGCTACTTCCTGACTGATGCCTCTGCTTGCTAGGTAATCTGATGCCAGATGAATACTTCCCGCGTACTTGTTGCTGGCTTTGCCCAGTAATTCCTTCTGCAAATGTCCTTGCTTCATTTATATTTATTCCTTCCTGTTGCGCTATGATTTGTAAACTGTTGCCCTGAACGCCACAGGCAAAGCATATAAAGATATTCTTATCGAGGTTTGCGGAACCGGACTGGTGCGTATCTGAATGGAACGGGCACTTAAGGTTGACTTGCCCGTGTCCTTGTCTAAGGTTCGCACCATAATGGCGCAAGACATCTGCAATGTTTGGCAGGTCATTGTCAATCTTTATCACCGTACCCCGCATCTCTTAGTAACTTCACACCATCTTCTAATCTCATTAGCATAACCCAATCGCCAACAGACTTCTCGCCTTGTCCGTTAAGTCTTAGCACTACAATGCCAAGGTCTTTGCCATTCTCTCTGTCCTTTAGTTGTGCGATAGCAGCAGCGGGACTAAACCCTGAGCGAGCCTTGACCTCCCAGTCAATACCCACCGTGCCAGTTACATCACTACCAGTACGCCCAGCCCCAGTGCTTTCGGCATAAGGGAATCCATTCTCTGCTAAATAGTTAGCGAGAACTTTTTGTGTCCTGTATCCCCTATGTTTGCGCGACTGAGATGGCATCTATGTTGCGCTCTTATCCTTACGCAAGATGCGTTGTGCCCACGATAGACCAGCGTTAAGTCCATCAGTCCACTCGTCAGTGACAGGTACCTTGGCTGCTTCAATCTTTGCAATCAAAACTTCTGTTTCTTCTTTAATCTTAAGTACGATAAGTGCACGCATCTCCTGCGTTACATCATCTTCTTCTTCTCTAATCATATCTATCCATTCTCTGGTATGTCTTCGACATACATATATTCAGGGTTAAATGATAGCCAACAAGTTAAGTTAGCGTTAGCATCGGCACGCCCATACCTATTCTTTACAGGAGCAATAGCCATAGAAGTACCAACAATACCGAGTGTGCATATAAGGGCAGGTAGTTGAGCCACCTTACCCTGAAGTGCTGAACGTGGTTGGCACGGAGTACCAAGTACACCTTCAGAAGTATGATGAAGAATAATAATCCCAGCATTAGTTGCACGAGCAAGATACTTCAACTCCTTCATAATCGCACGCATTGATGCAAACTCTTCTCCACCATCTGTTGCTATATCCATAAGGTTATCAACAAAGATAGCCTCAGGTGGTACACCCCATAGTTCCTCAAAGGCTTCAACCTCTTCAAGAATATCTTGCAGGGTAGGTGAAGATTCAAATGACCAGACGATATGGCTTGCTCTATGGAGCACAGCCTTAGTCCAACCTGTATCTGTATTCATTAGGTGTTCAACGTCTGTCTGATTCTTACCACTAATCATTGACGCAAGGCGCATAGCCATAGTGTGTGCGTTGGTATCTGCAGAAATATACAGAGTGGGAACGTGCATACGAAGGGCTAAAGCCAGTGCTAGAGTGGACTTTCCGACACCCGGTACACCTGCAAGCATAGAGACTTCTGCTCTACGAAATATAATTTTGTTAGCATCAAATGTTTTGAAGCAACTTGGTAGTGGTTCACCACCGATGTCTGACCTGCCGACACTTCTTACTAAAGTTCTCATTGACTTCTCCTGTCGATTAAGTTAGAAGTAGGGTAATCACCTTCCCCGATTAACTACCCTACTTCTAATTCTTATTTAGTTTACTGGCTTACATTGGTCGGGAGTACCCTGTGGAGTCGGGCACGCCCAGAAAGCGTAAGGCTTCCCAGTTGTCTTGCTCACTCCCTGTCGGAATATTCTCGCGCCGTGTACGCACGTTGGTGTCGTTGGCTGCCCCGATGCGGGCGGTGGGGTTTGTGGTGCTGCCCCACCGAACGGATTGCCCGCCGGGGTTGGAGTTGATGACCCAAACTGCGTTGTGTCTGTAGTGGAATTCGGCGTCGATAAAGGGCTTAGAGTGTAAGCACCTGCTACCTTCTTAGATACAGCAGCAATCTGAGTTGAGTAATCGCCAATGCCTTCTAGCAATACACTCAGTTCATCTGCGCTACCAGCGCGTACGTTAATCAAATCACCGTTAGGTGACTTCATAGAAACTTGTAGTTTCCAGTCTTCGTTTGTCATTTGTGTTCCTTCTTTGTGAATTGGCAGTGTTCTTTTAAGCCACAGAAACTGCACGATTGTAGGTTCGGTAGAAATATACCAGCCTTGCGTGCTTTATCAAATCCATCAACAAAGTATTCAAGTGTGTCCAAGGTATATCTACTTAGGTCAATCATCTCTCCTGTCCCCGATTCACGAGACATCCAGTAGTTTCCTAGATTGACTGGAACTCCAATCATCTGCTCGACTCCTACTTTGTAGAAGCCTAACTGAAGGTCAGAGGTTGGTCGTGCACGTGAAGTCTTAAGGTCGACAATCACAAGTTGTCCGTTAACCTCAAAAATTCTGTCAATGAACATCTTCACTGGCACGCCTGCGATGACTGGGTTTAGTTCCAACTCAATGGCTCTGGCACCTTGAGGTGTTGTCCAAATTTTCCAGTCAGGGTTGTTCTGTCTCCACTTGATGTAGTTGTCTACCCAAACGGAGCCATTGATATTCCACCAGTTACCGTCTTCCTTATTAGGATTTTCTTTGGTGGCTCGACCTGCTCTACGAGCAGTCTCAAGATTGAGTCCTTCTGTTTCTTTAGCCCAGGCTTTCGCCCACAATTCATTCGTTGTCGTAATCATACAACTCCGTTGCATAGTGGAAAGCACGCCCGCCTGCTGACCAGATGGATGGTTCCTCAGGAACCTTAAGTAATCTACCTAGGTAATACTGATAACCACAGGTAAGGAATGTTGTAAATGCTGAGTAAGATATATGCTCAGGTAATTCGTAATCGTCTAACTTAATCATTGAGGAATTCTGCCAGGTAGTCAACCTCTTCACGAAGTTCCTGAACTGATTCTTGTAAGTCGTGCAATGCGAATGTAAGTTCTGCTAGAAGGTAAGCGATATCGTCGTGCTCTTCTTCGTGTTTCTTAAATGGATTCCACATTAGATTCTCCTGTCGTAGTTGTTTAGATAGACCCCCTCAGAGGACAGGAGGTGACTCAATGAGGGGACCTATCTAATATTCAGTTGATT